ATTCCTCACGCCTCAAAATTGCAGCTTGCATTGCTGGAGAATAGGCAGACAATTCCGCGCCTGTGTAAGTCGGTGATGCAGCCGATGGCATAAATCCTCCACCTGTACCAAATCCCGGTGTTTCAACCGGTGTGCCAGCATCAAAGCCCACACCAGCTTTGAGCGACTTGTCATTTGAATCGCCAAAGAAAAAGCGTGTGACTGGATTATCCTTGACATAATTCACAAATTTTGTGATTGCTGTGACTGTGTTATTGATAAATCCGACAAGCTTTGAAAAGCCTGTAACTAAGCCGCCAACAATTGTGCCGATTGCCTCCAAAGCTGTTTTGAAAGTACCGCCCAAAAGTGGTGCCAAATACTTTTTGACAAAATCCCAAACCTTTTCGAGCGCATTGTAGAAAGGTTGCAATTCATCTGAGTTGTCTGTGATTGCTTTTTTGATCTTATCAAATGCGTTTTTCAAACCTTCAAGGATTGGCCCCACAACCGATCCGATTGCTGGGATTACCTCGTTGTATAAGAATTTCCACCAATTAACCAAAACCGGGAGCAAATCCTCTTTGATGGTTTTGAAAATCTGGCCAAATGCTGGCCCCAAAGTTTCGCCCAAATTCTTTGCAAAATCTTGAATTGCCGGGATGCCTTTATCAACAAAATTGCTGACCAATGGTGTGAGCGCATCCAGCACATACGATCCGACAGTTTCTTTGGCCTCATCAAATGCGATGGATAACCTTGCCATTTTGCCTTGAAAAGTCTCAGCTTGCTTTGATGCCTGACCTTCAAAAGTCTTTGAAAGCGCGGCAGCTGCCGCATCGAAATCTTTTGATTTGATGATTGATTCATCGATGCCCACACCAAGTTTTTTCAAAGCTCCCAAATTGCCATCGTAAGCCTTGCCCAAAGCCTCAGAAACAGCTGACAAATCTTTGCCTGTGCCGGCAGCAATGTCCAAAGCCAATGATTGCAATTCTTGTGCTTTGGTCACATCTTTTGTGCTTCTCACCAATCGATCCAGCGATGGTCTCAAAACATCATCGGTGATGCCGTTGGCCAAAGCTGTTTGGGTGATGTAATCCTCAACAGCCTTGATCTGGTCGTTTGTGGCACCGGTGACATTTTCCAATGTGGTTGCCAATTTTGCTTGAGCGGCTTCATCAGCAATGGCAGATTGCACGCCATCAACCAGCAATTTGCCAGCGTAAGCGGCAGCGGCCGCACCGGCTACGGCAAAAGCTGCACCGGCTTTTTTGGCAAATCCACCAAGCTTGCCGCCAAAACCATCAACCTCATTTGATCCAGCATTGAGATTCTTTTTGAGGTTGTCAATGTCTGCCAAAATGGAGAGTTTGAGTGTCCTACTTTGTCCGGCCATCACCACTCCTTCAAAATCTTTGTGAAAGCATTTTCCCACTCATTGATGATGTGTGGTTGTTCGGCTCTCAATGTCGGATAAATAAAGTATCCTCTTGATCCGCGACCTTCACGGCCAGACCACACCGGGAATTGCTTGTATTTATTTGAGCCGAATTCATAACCGCCCCAAAGCTGTTGAGTTGTACCGCCACCGCTAAATTTCTGCGATACAAAGCCAAATGACAATTCACCAATTTTGGATGATTTACTTACGCGCGATCCTTGAGCAACGCGGCTTGCCGCCTTATTTGGGCGGCCACCAGCTGATGAAATGATTTTGGATTGCACATAAGTGGCCAAACCATTTGAAACGGCTTTGGCCTCAGATACAGCTTGTTCATCCATGCCTTTGAAAGCCTGCAAAATGCCACGCAATTGAGCTTTGTCATAAGTGATTGACTCAGTTGCCATTTCGTATCCTTAGAATCTCAAAAACAGTTAAAATGTCCTCAGCGGTTTGAAACTCTGATCGCGACAATCCTGTGGTGATTGCCAATTCCCAAATGATCCGGTTTATTGTTCCCGGCTCGTAGCTTTTGGGTTTTCGGTTTCTCCCATGTTTATGTCGGTTACAGATTCGCACCAAACCTCAAAAGGCTTCACAGGCTTTCCGGCCGATTCGCGCTTCATTGCGTGGTACGCCAAAAACATCAAATCAGCAATGCCCAATTTCTCAGATACTTGCTGAATCGTGTTTCCGGTTTTTTGTTCCCATTTCATCCACTCTGGTGGGAGCGCGGTATAGGTCGCGCTCTCCCCATTTGTGAATTCCATCGTGATTGCTAGTTTCATGCTCCCGATCTCCTTTGTTAGCTAATTGTCAAAACTGGTGTTGTAACACAAGTAAATGTCAATGAAACTGTTTGTGCATCTGGTGCTGATCCACCAGCTGATGGGAAAATTGGTTGCACAGAAAACGCAAATGATGCGCCTGTATCTGCTACAAGTACAACAGGCAATGCTGTATTTGGAGCTGATGAGGCCGCTGTCCATAACGCTTCACAAAGCGATCCAGTTGCTCCCCAATCTGCCAGCATTTCCACGGCAAACGATCCTTGCGAATCGGTGGTGAAATAAGCTTTGCCATCTAATGTCTGAAATGTATTGATTGTTGAATCAACAGTCAGAATTGCTGAGGTTGCCTGTGCATCAAAGTTGTCACTATCAATGGTGAAAGTGATGTCTCTGCCGGTGATGATTGTCGTTGCCATTTTTTCTCCTTAATTGGTGTAGTAAGTGCTTACTTGTAAATCGGCCGTAAGGTATTTACCAGCACCGACTTCCAATGGTTGCGGTTGATTTACATTGCCGACTTCATAACCGCCCGGCATTGCGCTGATGATGTTGATCATCAATGTTTCGAGATTGTCCAAAGCTGCCGCGTTGTTGGCATAAGTGACAACACCAGTCACAGTCAGATTGACCTTGACTTTTGTTGTTGCTCCATTGATTAAAACGCTCTCCAGATAAGGTGCATCGGGAATCAAACAGATTGATGGGCTTGTCATTGTCTCTGGGATGCCGTTATACACATTGGCAGCAATCGATGAAAGTGCTGTTTTGAGTGGCGTGCGGATTACCGATTCGATGCTCATTGACACATCGTTTCGACATCAAGAAACGGCCCGAGGAGGCCAATTACTCTGTTGGAAAGGCTGCGGCCTAAAACGAAAGGTGACGGCTGAAAATTGTCGGACATGATTTGGTTGCCGGGAGCTGTGATGCTCTGGAAAATTTCAACCGCCACAACCAAAATTGCATTTTCAATTGGTGGTGTGGATGCGTACAAAGCCGCTGCCGATCCACCACTCAATGTCGCTGTTGCCGCTGGAATAAACGGCAATGGATAGTCACGATCAGCGGCCGCTGTTGCAGCTGTGAAAGTGTAAGGCTCAATCCGATCATCGGTGACTGTGTAGGTCGCGCTGTAAGCTCCGGCCCCGGTAACAACGACAGATTGACCCGGCACAAAATAATTTGGCCGCATTGTGGTGAAATAAATGACGGAATCACTCACATTGGCAAAAGTCACCGATGATTGGTATTGCGTAAGTAAAGGCAAAATCGTTTGCTCAGCTGAATCAATAAATGAATCCAATTGAGCATCGGAATACAAAGAAACCGAGACACCCAAAATTTGTCTAAGCTGTGAGGCTGTAACTATTGCAGGCATCTCGGTTCCTTTCGTGTCAGTAGCGTTCGGGAGCGACCGCTACCGATTATGAGTTATTTATGCGAGGTTGTTCCATGTTGCACCATTTGCAACCTTGGTTGCTAGTGCGCCATAGCCGTAATACAGGATGTCAATTGTTCCATCCGAATTGACATTGGTGCGTAGCGTAAAGCGTGGGCTTTCGTACCATGTGTATGAATCTGGGTTGATGACAACCATTGAGAGATCGCCTTCGGCTGTTGTTGATCCAGCTGTACCAATTGAGCGTGAAACATGGAGGTTCAGACCCGGTGAAACTACACCGCGCAATGAGCCGTTTCCAACATTTCCAGCTTGGTTTGATGGATTTGCCGCGTTGTATAGCGGTGCTCCATTGTCGTTGTAACCCATGATGTTTCCCCATTGTGTTGGTGAAACTACAAGTGAGCGAGCGAATCCAAGTGATGCGCCATAAACATTTGCAACGGCCTTTGATGTGTATCCAAGGAATCCGGCTGCTGTGTTTGCTGCCTGTGCTGTTGTGTTAGCTGCTGCCTGAATTGCAGCTGTTACATAAGCATCAGTCTCTTTTGCGTATGCAAACTCAAGGTTTTGCAATAAAGCTGTCAAGTATTCTGGACGGCTGCGGTCGATCAATTCGACTGTTGAAATTGCGCGGCCTTTGAAAGGCTTGACGGAAACGGAAAGAAATGTTGCAGATAGTGATGACTCAGTAATTGCATCGCCTTCATCGATCTGAT